GGTCTTGTGTATGAGAATTGGAAAGAACAAGTATTCACACTTGATGATGTAAGGAATTGCAAAACAAGATGTGGACTTGACTTTGGTTATACAAATGACCCTTCAGCATCACCAATCATGTTTGTTGATTTGGAAAATAAGAAACTGTATGTGTGGGATGAACTTTATAAAACAGGTTTGTCAAACAAGAAAATATATGAAGAACTATCGTCAATGGGATATGGAAAAGAGAAATTCACAGGTGATTCTGCTGAACCAAAATCCATTGATGAATTGAAATCCCTTGGACTAAGAATCAAGGGGGCAAAGAAAGGAAAAGACAGCATCAACAATGGAATACAGTGGATTCAAGATCTTGAAATCATTATCCATCCAAGATGTGTCAACTTCCTGACAGAAATTAGTAACTACACTTGGGATAAAGATAAATTTGGAAACAAACTGAACAGACCAATTGACGATTTCAACCACTTAATGGATGCAATGCGTTATGGGTTGGAAGATGACATCATTGGAAATGCTTGGTTGTATTAGAAAGGATGGTGAAGAAATGTGTTAAAAGAGGATGAAATTCTGAAGTTTATTCAGGAAGACAAGGTGTCAACTAAGAAACATCTTGCTTCAATTGGTCAAAAATACTATGAAGCTGAACATGACATCATGCATTACAGGATGTTTTACTTCAATGCTGATGGACAATTGGTTGAAGATACAACAAGAAGCAATGTCAAGATTTCACATCCATTCTTCACTGAATTGGTTGATCAAGCAGTGCAGTACATGTTATCAGGTGAAAATGGAATTATTCATTCTGATATTCCTGAACTTCAGACAAGATTGGATGAATACTTTGATGATGACTTCATCTGTGAATTGAATGATGTTCTGACAGGTACAATGGCAAAAGGATTTGAATATATGTATGCTTACATGAACAAAGATGGAAAGCTGTCATTTGAATGTGCAGATTCCCTTGGTGTTGTGGAAGTCAGAGAAAAAGACACAGATGATGGTTGTGCATATGTTATTTATTGGTATGTTGACAAGCTAACCAAGGAAAATAAGGTCATTAAAAGAATTCAGGTGTGGGATGAAAATCAGACAGTATTCTATGTACAGGAAGAAGAAGGAAAGCTGATTCTTGATGAATCAGAACCAATCAATCCAAGACCGCATGTGATTTATAAGAAAGATGGTGATGAATCCATCTATTATGAAAACTTTGGTTTTATTCCATTCTTCAGATTGGACAATAACAAAAAGCAGTGGTCAGGACTGAAACCAATCAAGGACTTGATTGATGACTATGACATCATGTCATGTGGTTTATCAAATAACCTTGCTGATTTTGATTATCCATTGCATGTCGTGAAAGGATTTCAAGGTGACAATCTTGATGAACTTCAGCAGAACCTGAAGACCAAGAGGATGATTGGTGTTGATCCTGATGGTGGTATTGAAGTTCATACTGTGGATATCCCATATCAGGCGAGACAGGCAAAGATGCAGGAAGATGAAAAGAACATTTACAGATTTGGAATGGGATTCAATTCTGCACAGCTTGGTGATGGTAATGTGACCAATGTTGTTATCAAATCAAGATATGCACTTCTTGATTTGAAGTGCAACAAGTTGGAAATCAGAATGAAACAGTTCCTGAAGAAGATTGTGAAGGTTGTCATTGGTGAAATCAACAGACTTGATGGAACTGATTATCAGGTCACAGACGTTTGGTTTGACTTTGAAAGGGAAGTCATGACTAATGCACAGGATAATGCACAGATTGAATTGACTGATGCACAAAAACAGCAGACACAAATCAATACAATCCTGTCACTTCAGAGTGTTCTTGATGATGAAACAATCATTCAGACTATCTGTGAAATCCTTGATATTGATTATGAAGATATCAAGGACAAACTTCCTGAAGATGAAGAAAAGGATAATCAGCTTGCACAATCCACCTTGGAAGGGATTGTTCCTGAAGAAGGTGGTGAAGACATAGATGAATAAGACTGAAAAACAGATTGCTAAATATCAGCTTCAGCAGGAACAAAAGACATTGCGTGAATTGAAACAGATATATGCACAGGCATCAAAAGAACTGCAAAAATCAATCAATGACTTGAATCTTAGAACTGATATGCAGAATCTTCAGTCTATTATCTATCAGGTCAAATATCAGGAAGCAATGAAGAAACAGATTGATGGTATTCTTGATAAGCTGAACAAAGGGTCTTATCAGACCATCAATGAATATCTTCAGGATGCTTATCAGAATGGATATATTGGTAACATGTATTCTTTACAGAAACAGGGAATTCCAATCACAGTTCCAATTGATCAAAAGAAAGTGCTGACTGCACTTCAGACAGATTCCAAGCTGTCTTCTAAGTATCATTCAGGTGATATCTTAAAAGGAAGACTTGCTGAAGATGTCAAAAAGCTGAAAGTGACTATCAGGACAGAGTTATCAAGGGGAATTGCAAATGGTAGAACGTGGGAACAAGTAGCATATAAGATTGCACTTGGTATGAATAACCCAATGTCAAAAGCCTTGAATATAGCAATGAGAATTGCAAGAACTGAAGGTCACAGAGTGAATCAGCAGGGATTCCTTGATGCAGGTACTGAAGCAAAGAACAAGGGGGCAGACATTGTAAAACAATGGGATGCAACACTTGATTCAGTCACAAGACCTTGGCATCAGGAAGCAGATGGTCAAATCAGGGAATGGGATGATTTCTTTGAAGTTGGCGGTGAAAAGATGAAAGCACCATCTGTTGGTGGTTCTGCAAGGAATGTCTGCAATTGCAGATGTCAGCTTCTTCAAAGGGCAAAATGGGCATTGGATGAAGCTGAACTGAAAACCCTTCAGGACAGAGCTGAATATTTCGGGCTTGACAAATCAGAGTCGTTTGAAGACTTCAAAAAGAGGTATTTGAAGTTACCAAGTAACGCTGATACAATGAAATTGAAAGATGTTCTTAATGTGCCTGTTAAATCTTCAGATGCACATTATGATGCATTATTGACTAAACTAAATGAAATGAAGGTTGCATATAACCCTGTAAGGAATCACACAAAACAGTTGTCTAATGAAGAAATCATCAAGAGTCTTTCAGGTGGTGACAATACATCAGGTTCATGTGCATCTGTTGCTCTTGCTTACATTGGACAGAAACAAGGATGGGATGTTCTTGATTTTAGGGGCAACAAAAGTCAGGAATTCTTTTCAAACGGTTCCAACTTGGTGAAGTTATCACAATGTGAGGGAATCAAAACCCTAAAAGCACAAGGAAAATGTTCAAGCACTGTTGGGAATAGACTTTTGAAGATGGTGGAACAAGGCAAAGAATATTATTTGTGTGTTGGAAAACATGCATCCATTGTCAGGAAGACTGATGAAGGTGTTCTTCAGTATTTAGAACTACAATCGCCATCAAAGTCAGGATGGACAAACTTTGATGGGAATCCTAGATACACATTACACACAAGATTTGGAACATCTAAAGACACAAAATTTTATGGTGGAATGATGGACTTCATGATTGACATTGATGATAGTAATTTTGATACAGATGATTTCAAATCCTTACTTGGTTACATCAACACATCTGATTCAGAACAGAAGAAGGGAGAATATGGAACAATCAAGTAAATGGTATAAGAACAACCCTGATGACAAGATATGGTGGTTGGACAATCATGAAGTAAAAGGTGAATGGGTGTTTTCTTTTGATAAGAAGACTGAATTCAACATGTTCAGAGATTACCCACACGCATTGACATCAGAACAAAAGAAAATCTTTGATGATGAAAATCCATATTGGAAGGAATTCTTCAAAGATAGAACACAGTAATTAAAAACACCTTGGAAACAGGGTGTTTTTATTATGTCCCAAGTAAGACACTAAACTGCTTTATTTTTATGTCATTTTCATGGGTGACCATGTAAAACATCAGTGACTGACAGTCACATTCAAGACATAACTTGTAAAAATTGTAAATGTGAAAGGAAGGAATATAACAATGACATTACAGGAATTATTGAAAGCACAGAACTTGACTGATGAACAGGTCAAAGGAATTCTTGATGCTATGAAAGAGAACAAAATTTATACTGCATCAGAAGAAAATCTTGATGTTAGATATGGAAAATTAAAGACTGATCATGATGCACTGGTTGCGAAGGATGCAAAATCACAGGAGCTGATTGCAGAACTTCAGAAAGCAACTGAAGGTCAGGAAGATGTGCAGACAAAAATTACAGAGTATGAAAAAACTATTCAGAAACAGCAGGAAGAACTTGTTGAAGCAAAAACAGAATCTGCATTGAAGATTGGTCTTCTTTCAGCAGGTGCAAAGGCAACCGACATTGATTATCTGATTTATAAAATGAATCATGACAGTGATTGGAAACCTGAACTTGGTGAAGATGGTCAGGTCAAAGGTCTTGATGACAAGCTGAAAGGACTGAAAACACAGTTCCCAAATCAGTTTGAATCAACTTCCACAAAGAAGATTGAAGAAAAGAAACTTGAAAAGCCTGAACAGAAAGACACAGTCACAAAGGAAGAGTTCAACAAAATGGGATATCAGGCAAGAAATAAGCTGTTCAATGAAAATCCTGAATTATACAAAGAATTATCAAGCAATTAAGAAAGGTTAAAAGGTGAAAAATTATGCCAAGTACAACAACTAAATTATCTAATATTATCAATCCTGAAGTCATGTCTGACATGATTGAAGCAAAGATTGAAGCACAGTGCAAGATTACACCATATGCACATGTAAACACAGATCTACAGGGAACAGCAGGTGACACAATCACAGTTCCTTCTTGGAATTACATTGGTGATGCTGAAGACTTTGATGTCGAAAAGGCATCTGACACAAATGCTGAAGTTGAAACAACAAATCTGACAGCAGGAAGCACAACATTCACAATTAAGTGTGCAATGAAGGCTGTTTCTATCTTACAGACTGCAATCAACAGTGGTCTTGGAAATCCGATTGGTCAGGCAACTTTACAGTTAGCAAAATCTATTGTCAACAAAGTGGACAATGATCTTATTGATGCTATTTATGCAAAGATGACTGCATCCAAGGATAAGTGCATCACTGCTGATGAAAAAGAAACTTATGTCAACTATGATGGAATTGTTGATGCAGTAACTAAGTTTGAAGATGAAGAAGATGGAATTGAAAAGGTTATGTTCATCCATCCAAAACAGGAAAAAGCACTGCTTACTGATGAAGATTTTATTTCTGCTGATAAGTTTGAAGCAGGTGTTGCAGTCAATGGATCTATTGGTAAGATTGCAGGTTGCTGGATTAAAAAATCCAAGAAAGTAAAGCAGGAAGAAACAACCAACTGTTGGTTAAATCCTATCATTAAACTTGAGCCTGATTCTGCTGAAACAGAGTACACAGA